AAAGTCTACGTGAGACTATAGATATTAAAGATTTACCGCCTGCTGGAGCTGCTCAAATGGCTCAACAAGCTGGTATTAACATTAATCCACAAGATTTCTTACAATACGAACAACAAAAACTTCAAATGGAAACACAAGCTAAGATTGCAATGGAGCAAGCTAAAAGTGGAATGCAGCCTGCTGTAGCCCCACAACAAGCACAGATGGGTCAAATGCCACCTCAGGGTATGCAACAGCCTCAGGAAGCCCCAGAAACGTCTCAGGGACAAACTATGGGACAAGGTCCTACAAGTATAGGTGACCCAGAGATTGCACAGGCTATGGCACAAGTAAGGGCACAAATGGGAGGAAGGTAAGATGAACAAAGGACAATCAGCACTAAGGGGGAGTATGCGAGTATCGTTCGATGACACACTTTACAATCCACCTGAAGTAGTAGAAAACCAAGAAATAGAACAAGAAGAAAACAATATAATTGAAGTATATGCTTCACTTAATGACCACCCAGGATGGGTACTGATTAAAAAAGACTTTGAGAATACGATTAACTCGTATCGTTCTGGTAAACCATTACAGCAAGCAATACCTACAAAGTCACTTGAAGAAATTGGAAGACTTACCATAACCACCAATGCAATAGCAGATGAACTAGAAAAAATAATTCTAACTGTTGAAACAGCTGTAGCACAGGTAGAGGAAAAGATTAAAGATGGACGAAGAAGCCAACAAGGAAATTAAACAGGAAATAATTAATGCCCAACCTGCACAATTCCCAGATTTTAGCAAAATTAACGAAAGACTTAGAGATGAAGCCAAGCATAATGTTAATCATTCCCCTATTCAGCAAGGCCCATATCTTATCTGTAGGAGTTGTACACAACAGCATACGATTGCTTGGATTGGCACGGAAAAAATGCTTGTTGGTGTTAAAGAGAATGGAGAGCCTATTTTGAAAGCAAGATAATGCCCTTCAACTCCTGTTCGTCCCAAATAGATGAGCAGGCGTTGGGGGACATCACCCCCAGGTGACGCACGAACCTTTAACAAGTGTGATTAGAAAGGAGCAGCCATGGCTGATTCAGAANAGACGCAAAACACCACCCTTGCTGGTGGAGCATCAGATTCGTCATCAGATGTAAGTTCAAATGCAAGTGCCGAANCACTACAACCATCTAACGCCAATGTCGATANNGGTATTGATGAGGNTAATAGTAATTCCGACTCCAGTGATGGGAGTGACGGTGTAGACAGTAGTGATGGGGCTCGACAAAGACCTTCTCGTGCAGAGAGGCGAATNAGCGAATTAACAAGTAAAATTAGGGAATTAGAAGATGCTTTACAACATCCNAGCAATCTCCAAGAGACGCTGTCTAATACTCAAGTAAATCCATCAAGTGTTCAGTTGCCTGACTACTCGATGATGGCAGAAGTTAGCCCAGAGCAAATCAAAGCTGACATCATTAATGCCGCATCGCAGATAGTAGACCTGAAAATGCAAACGACCGCAAAGGTTTTGGAATCTAACTTGACTAGACAACAGGCTGTTGAAAAAAGAGCTCAAGAAATAGAGAAAGCAGAACAAAAATATTCTGTACTCAACCCTAATAACGAAGATTATGATGAGGACTTGGTACATGAAATCACTGAATCATACAGTGAAATATATTCCAAAGACCCTACACTTAGCTTTACAAAGTTCCTACAACCTTTAACACGATTATTGGATTCTGCGTCAAATACAAAACCAAAAGGTGCGAATAATCAAGAAGTATCATCTAAGGGGAAGTCAGCGATTAAACCTTCTAACTCACCATCAAAGAGTCAGAAACCGTTTGAACAAATGACAGCTTCAGAGATGGAACAATACTTTGCTTCAAAGAGAGTTCGTTAAAAAATAAAGGTATAAATCAATGGCAGTATTAAATACTACTAGCTCACTANCAAACGAAGTCGCANTTTACTACGAAAGACGTTTCCTAGAAAGAGCACGTGCTATGTTAGTACATCAAGAAGGTGCTCAGTTACGAGCCTTAGAAGGCAACGCTGGAAAGCAAGTAATCTTTAACAGATTCCGCCCACTAGCTTTAGCTACTACAGCTCTATCAACTGAAGGTACCAACCCTGCATTTGTTTCACTTGTAGACGACCAAGTTACAGTAACTTTGGCTGAATACGCNAACTCAGTACAGGTANCACGCCTCTTGGGTACAGTAGACATTGATGACNGAGACAAAGAGAAAATTGATGTTGTAGCTCANAACATGGGTGAAACATTGGATGCTCTAGTACGAAACGCTTTGCACAGTGGTGCAACTGCTCTTACAACTGGTGCTAACCTAACAGCTGCTAACGTAGCTCAGGCTGTAGCAACTCTTAAAGAGAACAAAGCCCTAATGTACGATGGTACATTTGGATGGATTGGAAAGATTCAGCCTCAAACTGAATATGACCTAATCCTTACAACCACATGGCAAAGTGCTGCTGCATACTCAAATGTTCANGCTCTATACGCTGGTGAAATTGGTGCACTTTACGGTGTACGTTTCTTAGTTACTAACCAAGGTTACACAACCGCTGGTACTCCNGTAACTTANGACAATTACATCCACGGACGAGAATCATTTGGTGTATACGACAACCAACTAGATGCTCCTAAGCTCTACATTGTCACTGGTGCAGATTCAAACAACCCTGCAGAACGATTCCATGTAATTTCATGGGCAGGTCAGTTCGCAAGCGTTGTCTTGAACAGCAACTGGGTCATAAATGTTGTAACTCANGCTTCTATTTCTTAATAGAACTTCCGTTACNCANNAGGGGTAGGAGTTTAATTACTTCTACCCTTTTTAATTTAATTAAGGAGAACATATGGCAACAATTAATAAAACATCTTCCGAATCAGGAATAATGAAACCAGCTAACATAGATGGTGATGCACCAAGAGCAAAACTAATTACACAACTAACAATAGATGAGCTTTACGAAGAATTAGAATCAAAAGATTTAATAGCAATAGCTAAAGAAACTATTAAAGACATAGAACTAGAAACTCAAGTAGATGCTTTTCTAGCTATTCACCACGAAGCATTAGACGCTAACGAAGATAGAATGGCCCAAGTATTAAACATAGAACCTTGGGATGTAAGAGACCGACTTAAAGAGTTAGGTTATATATTTCCTGAAGGAGCGTAGTAAATGAATCCTAAAAATCTAGACCCATCTAGACAGATGGATTATTTAAAGATGCAAGAAAAAACCAATAATCCTAACATATCAGACCAAGAACGTAAAAAAGCTGAAGAAGTTATGTATGCTATACGTGACCAATCTAAACATCCATCAATAGCTAGACTTAGAGAAAAAATGACAGTAGCTATTCGTAATGGTGACACAGCATTAGCAGAAAAAATAGGTGAACAAGCAAAGAAAATTGACCGAAACTATCGTTTCTGATATAATGTAATGGTACAAATCACTTTGAAATCAAAGAGTTGTGCCCTTAATAAGGCATGGCTCTTTTTCTTTTATAGGAGAAAATAATGGCAGATGTAAGTTATAATTCAGTAGCGACTCCAGGGGGTAATCTACCTTATGTAGGCAATGCTGATTATCGTGGGTATTTAAATTATTTGGCAACCTCAGGTGGTGATAGTAATGCACAATCATTAATTGGTAGTAATGGTGGGTTGGGTTATGTAAATAACCAAGGACAAGTAACAGGAACTACCGACCCAAACCTTATTAATGAAAACAAAAATGCTTATAGTCAATATCAAAACTTAACTGGGACTGCAACACCTGCAACATCAACAGCTGGTTCAGGAAACGCAAGTGGGCTATCAAATACTGGTAATTCACAAATGCTTGATGCAATTACAAAAGGTGCACAGAATAATATAAACAACTTATATGGCCAACGAGATACGGCTGTAGCAAACTATGGAGTTGATACATCTAACGCAGCTAAATATTATAGCGATGAATCTAAACAAGCAGCAGACACAACTCAAGGCAACGTAAATTACTATGGTCAACAGAATGCAAATACAGCAGCTTCGCAACAACTTTCACTAGCTCAATTAGCAGACCAAATAAGAAGTGGTAATCAAAGTTTTCAAAACTCATTGGGTAATATGGGTGCAGGTAGTTCCAGTGCAGTTCAAATGGGCGAATATGCGTTTGGTAGACAAAAAGCTATGGCTCAATCAGCAATTAATTTAAATGCGGCAGAACAAACAGCATTAATTAAAAAACAAATTGATTCAGCGATTATGCAAGGCCAAGATGCACAGCAAATTGTTTCAGACCAAAAAACTCAAGGGCTTCAGACTATAAAAGAAAAGTTACAAACAGATTTAGCTAATATAGACAATGCAATAAGTACAGCTACTACACAACAAGCAAGAGATATTTTATATTACACAAGAAAAGATTTAGTTGGTACAGCATTAGACCAGTTGAACAATTTAGACCAAACAATAACTAATAGTAAACAATATTTAGCTAACGCGTTGTCTCAAGGTACTACAAATGCCAATTCTTATGCAATGACAGCATCACCTACTAAGCCACAAGCTGCAGAACAATTACCAACTCCTAACTTCAACCCAGGAGCAGGACTTTCAAACATATTTAACCAATAGGAGGAACAATGTTTCCCAGAAAACCGCTAGACAGTTCAAATCCGTTTGGTACACCTGTACCTTTGCAACCTACTCAGTTTAGTCAAAACGTTAATATTGGAAATGTCTCAAATCCTTTAAATATTAAACCTGTTTTTCAACCTCAAAATACTCAACCAGCTTTTCAACCTCAAAATACTCAACCTATTGGTTCTAACCAAGGGGTTCAAGATGTATGGACTGTTGGCAGATTAATTCATGATATAACTCATAACCCTATTACAAATGGTATAGGGTCTATTGCTAAAGACGCAGTAGCAAATGCTATAGCTATAGGTTCTGGACCAGTTGCAGGTATTACAAACTTTGGTGTGAGTGCTACAGAAGGAGCAACAGGATTACCTCAAACTAAAGGAATGACACCACAAGAATTAGTTAAATCTAACCCAACTGTAAACAATGTATATAACTGGGCAACAGATAATGGTAAATCAAACCCGTATGACCCTAAAACACAATTATTAAATGACGCTGAAATTGCTAGTTTATTTGTTGGAGGTCCATTAGATAGGGGAGTTGAAGCATTAGCAAAACCTATAATAACTAAAGCATTAATTAAACCTGCAGAATCTGCAATAACTAAATTAACAGGTAAAGCAGCAAGTCAGGCTGCAATTAAAACTGCTACAAACATAGGTACTAAAGTAGCAAAAGGAGCATTAACTGGAGGTGCATATAACTCAGCATTTGCAGGTATAGGTGCAGCAAAAGAAAACAAAGGTTATGGAGAAATAGCTAAACAAGCAGCTATGG